GGACAATGGGCAGTTTTGTCTCTATCCAAACAACAGAATGAGGATATATGACAATAGTATCACTCCCGAGACACCTAAGATTCCTGATTTTAAAGTATCAACCGTGTATTATCAGGTGGAAAACGGTCATGATCGTGATGGATTAGGGTCAGAAGAGAATTATTTCTGGAAAACAGCAAAGGAAAGGAAGAATAACGACAAAAATGAACTTGAATTAGGATAAATATAGACATACTTAAGAAACCCTTATAGATATATTAGGAAAAATATATCAAAATGAATGGTCGTTAAAATTTCTCGTGCATTTAAAGACATTAGTTTGTCATTTAATCGGCATCCTGTTACAAATGATGTAACTGTGCTGAAAAATGAGGATGCAATTAAGAAATCAGTGATTAATTTATGTCGAACACGCATAAATGAGAGATTTTTTAATGAATTATTAGGCACTTCAATCGAAGATTCGCTGTTTGAACTGAACACAGATGATATTGCTTCATTTTTGGAGAGGGAAATCACTGTTTTACTTAAAAATTATGAGCCAAGAATCAGATTAACTAATGTAAGAGCAGAATCTGCTGTAGATTCTAATGAATTATTGATTCGAATCGAATATGATATTACAGGATTACCGTTTCCAACACAAAATATCGAATTTTTACTTCAACCGACTAGGATATAATGTCATTTACACAGTTTACTAACCTCGATTTTAATACGATAAGAGCTCAAATTAAAGATTATTTGAGATCAAACTCAAATTTCTCTGATTTTGACTTCGAGGGATCTAATTTTTCAATTTTAATTGATACTTTAGCATATAACTCTTACATAACTGCTTATAATACGAATATGGCTGTCAATGAATCATTCATTGATAGTGCAACTCTACGTGAAAATGTCGTATCATTAGCAAGAAATATTGGTTATGTTCCTAGATCTAAGAAATCTGCAGTTGCAACAATCAATTTCACAGTTGATGTGAGTGATTCGCCAGCAACAACTGTAAAATTAAACGCAGGTTTAGTTGCATTAGGTGCTGTTCAAAATGGAAATTACTCATTTTCAATTCCAGATGATATAACAGTAACTGCAAATAGCAATGGAATTGCAACTTTTAATGATATTTCAATATATGAAGGTAATTATCTAACTAAAACCTTTGAAGTAGATAGTTCTCAAGCAAATCAAAGATTTACTTTACCAAATGCCAACATTGATACGTCTTCAATTCGTGTTGATATTAATGGAGTTACTTATAATGCATACACAAATATATTCAATATTGATTCTTCCTCTAGATTATTCCTAGTTCAAGAAATTGAAGATGAAAGATATCAAATTTTGTTCGGAGACGGGATATTAGGGAGGAAACCACAGAATGGAGAGATTATCACAGTTAGTTACATAGTCACGAATGGTCGAGATGGTAATGATGCTGCTAATTTTAACTTTGCAGGTAAACTTACTTACCGTTCTGGAGTTTCAGATGTTGATATTGTGCAAGGTATATCACTTATATCAACCACACAGTCTTCAGAAAATGGTGATGACATTGAATCTATAGACAATATCAAATATCTTGCTCCTAGAGTCTATGCATCGCAATACAGAGCAGTTACATCAAATGATTATGTTGGTTTATTGCCCTTTTTATACCCAAATATTGATTCAGTGAGTGCCTATGGTGGTGAAGAACTTGATCCACCTGAATTTGGAAAGGTTTATATCACAATAAAACCAAAAAATGGGGAAATTTTATCAAGTGTTGCTAAAGATACGATTAAAAATGACTTAAAAAGGTATACAGTTGCGGGTATTAAGCAAGAATTAATTGATTTGAAGTATTTGTACGTTGAATTTAACTCAACTGTGTCTTACGACTCTGGATTTGTTCCTGATAAGTTAAATTTACAGTCTCGAATACTATCTGCAATCCAAACTTATGCAAAATCAGCTGATATTAACTCTTTTGGTGGTAGATTGAAGTATAGTAAACTGTTGTCTCAAATTGATAGAGTTGATAACGGAATTACTTCAAATATTACGACTTTAGTAATGAGAAGAAATATGGTTCCTGAGTATAATAAACTCGCAACTTATGAAATATGCTATGGAAATAAGTTTCACGCAGATTTAGAGGGATTTAACGTTCGTTCTTCTTCATTTAAACTTGATGGAGTTGATGGAGACATATATTTGACTGATTTTCCGAATAGTGATCAAACTACAGGCGTTGTTAAGTTCTTTAAAATCGTAGATGGTGCTATAACTTACGTAAATAATGATGCAGGAAGCGTAAATTACACAAAAGGAGAAATAAATCTATTTCCAGTGATAATTACATCAACAAATTTGTCAAATCGAGTTGAAATAGAGGTAACTCCAGAGTCAAATGATATAGTTGCAAAAGAGAACCTTTATATTGTGCTAGATACTACAGGAAATAGTGAATTAAATCTCATAGAGGACGTTCTTGTTTCTGGTTCCAACGTATCTGGAACAAATTATACACCTCCATCTAGTTTTATCAGTAATAAAAAATATACAAGATAAGAAATGCCAGATAAAAAAGTAAAAATTGCAAATATTCTTGGTAGCCAAATACCAGATTTCATACAAGCAGACAATCCTCTTTTTAAAGAATTTTTGTCTCAATATTATGAATCTGAGGAACGTGAATATGGAACAACTTACTTATCTGATAATTTAGCATCTTTTAAAAACATAAAAACAGTTTCTGAAATATCTTTAGTTGAAAATCAAACAGTAACACCACCAGATAGTCTTACTCCCGTATCTCCAGTAATTTTATCTTCACTTTTATATGCATACGATGATGTAATTAATGTAAATCAAACTACGGGATTTCCTGATAAGTATGGATTACTGAAAATTGATGATGAGATCATTACATATACAGGAAAAACTAAAACTTCGTTTACAGGATGTATTCGTGGATTTAGTGGTATATCTGAAATTGAAACACAAGGAAACCCTGAATTTCTAACTTTTAGTGATACAAATGCATCAAGACATGACGCAAATACTGCCATAGTAAACTTAAGTTTCTTATTTGTAAGTCAGTTTTATAAAAAATTTAGAAGAAATTTTTTACCAGGTCTTGAGGGTAGAAGTTTTAAATATGGAATTGGTGTAGAGAATATTTTATCTAGAGCAAGAGATTTTTATAGTTCAAAAGGAACAGATGCTTCATTAAAAATACTTTTCCAAGTTTTATTTGGGGATCAGGTTGAAATTGTCAAACCTTTCAATGAAACTATAATTGCATCAGAAGCAGAATGGGATGTAACTGATGATATTATTGTAGAAGCAATATCTGGAGATCCTAGAAATTTAGTTGGAATGCAAATATATCAAGATTCATTTACTTCACCAACTGCTAGTGGAGCAGTTGCAAATGTGCAAACAAAATTTTTAAAAAATAAGAAATATTACCAAATTTCATTTTCTAAAGGAACAATTAATAATAAATTCAAAGTTCCAGCAAAAACAAAAGTTGTAGGAACAGCATCCACTACAGAAGTTACAACTGTAGACTCAACCATAGGGTTTAGTTCAACCAGTGGATTTTATTACTTAAATGCAGACAACGTTTATACATTAGCATCTTTTACATCAAAATCAAATAATCAATTTTTTGGATGCACTGGTATAACTACAGTTTTTAAAGAATCCGATACCATTATAGATGGTATATTTGTATATGGTTATGAAAATAATGATTTAACAAAGATCTGTCAAATGAGAGTGACTGGATCTATTTCTGGAGCAGCTGACAATGTAAATGTAACTAAGTATTTTGATTCTGGAGATATAATTAGAGTTAAACATCTTGGTGAAAAACCAGAATTATCAGATCAAAGATACAATAAGTGGTTTTATAATAATTTATCTTATGTTGACGTAATAGATCATAATAATACAAATACATTTACTACTAGAGTCAACCATTTTTTAAATGTAGGTGATTTAGTAGATGTAATAGTCAAGGATACAAATAATACAATTCTTACAGATATTCAAGTAAATGATGTTATCGATTCAAGTCAAGTAAAACTTAATATTAATCCACAAACTGGATTACCACTTTTAAAATTTAGAAATTATGTTCTTAAAAAGAAATTAAATTATGTAAACTCAAATTTTGGACAAACATCTTTATTATCAAATATTCAAAATTCATATACTGACGAACAAAAAAATACATATATTTCTTTTTCTGGTTATCCTTCTTTTAATACTCAAACTACTAATAGATCATATTCTTTTAATTCAAGTGATGTTTCAGTAAATAACTTCACAATTACAATACCTAATCATAATTTTATAAATGGTGAAAGAGTTTATTTAAGTTTATCTAATAATAGTGGAATTATTGGATCTTCATCAGGTTACTTCTATATTAAAGTTATTGATATCAATACAATTAAGTTATCAACAAATCCAGCAAATTTATATCAAGAAGTTTTTGAAAAAATTAAATTTTCTGGAACTGCACAACAGGGAAATGAAACAAATACCATTACACCTGCAAATTTATATGATGGTGGCCAGTTAAAAAATCAAAACAATTTCAAAAGAATATATAAAAATCCAAAACCACCTTTAGCAAAGAAAAATATCAGTGGTGCAATTGGTGTTTCATTAAATGGAATTGAATATCATTCTCCAATTTCAGATGATTCTATATTTTACGGACAACTTGAAAAAATTGATGTTCTAAATCCAGGTCAAGGATATGATGTAATTAATCCACCTTCAGTTTCTATAGCAGACACCACTGGAAGCGGTTCTGAGGTGCATGGAAACTTCTCTGGCACTATATCAGAGGTTTTATTAAATGAACCAGGATTTGACTATGATGACACTCCTGCAGTAACTATAACTGGTGGAAATGGTAGTGGTGCTGTATGTGAAGCAAAAATGAGAGCTTTTTCATATAATGCAGTATTTGGTGAAACTGATGTAATTGTTTCTGAAAACAAAATTAGATCCGAACATAGATTTTTAGACGGTGAAGAAGTAATTTACACTGCAAACGGAACACCAATTGGTATAACAACTGGAGTAAATGTTGGGTTTGCTACTGATTTACTATCATCTGGAACTTCATACTTCATAGCAAGATATAATGACAACTCTTTCGCACTAGCAATAACAAGAGATCGGGCAATTAACAAAACTAATTTATTGCAACTTCGTGATGATGGATCTGTTTCTCATCAATTTACTTCAACAAAAGTTAGAAGAATTATTGATAGAATTGAAGTTAATGAAATTGGAAGTGATTATAAAAATAAAAAAGTTTTAGTATCCTCTCAACAATATCCTCCCACAGACAGAAAAAATTTATTTAAAACTTTTGTTGGTATTAATACTTTTGACAATTATGTTTATGCAAGAAATCATAATTTTAGTAATGGAGATGTCATCGAATATTCTACTAGTAATAGTGTAATTAGTGGATTGGATACAAATACAGTGTATAAAGTTACTGTAATTGATAGTAATAAATTTAAATTAAGTAATGCGGGAACATCAACTACTATATCAAATACAAATTATGATAGAAAAATATATACAAATTTAGATAGTGTTGGGGTCGGAACTCATACATTTAAGTATCCAGATATTGCAGTTAAAATTAGTGGAATAGTCTCTCTTGCATCAACATCAATAGTACCAAATTACTATAATGCTAGTGCAGAAGCAATTGTTAAAGGTAAACTTGAAAGTGTTTTTATCAAAAATGGAGGAGTTGGTTTTGGAGTAACTGATATCATCAATTATACACGTAAACCAACAATAAAGTTGTTAACTGGTAAAAAAGCGTTTTTAAGTCCAATTGTTTCTAATGGAAAAATAGTTAATGTTTTGATTAGAAATGGTGGAGAAGAATATACAACACCACCAGAACTTCAAGTCTTTGAAACTGAAAACGGAAAAGGAACTTTTGCAAGAATAAAATCAATAGTTTCAAATGGAGAAATAACGGGATTTAAAATTATCAACGCAGGTATTAACTACTCATCCAAAAATACTAGAATTAGAGTTGTTCCTACAGGTAAAGACGCTAAATTTACTTCTAACATTCATGAATGGAAAATCAATGATGTTAAAAGATACGATTACACTTTAACAGAGGATAATAGTCAAATTATACAAGTAAAATCTGATTCTAGAACAAAGGGAAATAAAATCTGTTCTTTCTATCCACCAAAAAAATATCGCAGATTACTAAGAGATAATATTGGTGAGGCACCAAATTATACTGAAGATGTTAGTGATCTTTCTAAAATTGTTGGGTGGGCCTATGATGGTAATCCTATTTTTGGCCCAGTTGGCCCTAAAAATGTTGGTGTAGGATTTACTTTTTTACAATCTAGTTACCAACTTGATTTACTTAATGATCCTAATTTAAGACCACCAACAATACAGTATCCTTCTGGTTATTTTATAGATGATTATATCTACAATGACAATAATGAACTAGATGAATACAATGGCAGATATCTTAAGAGTAGTGAATTACCATTAGATCAACAAAGTTATTTTCCAAATGGAACATATGCTTATTTCTCAAGTATAGATAAAGTTTCTAAAGAACCCTCTTTTCCTTACATAACTTTTGCACATCGTAATGAAACAGATACTTTTAATTATGACAGAGGTATTGATCAATCAGATAATATTGTTAATAATGGTAATTATAAGAGAAATGTTACTCACTTGGGATTAAATGAAGAATTTAGAAATTATCCTTTATTGTCTGACCCTTTAAATTCACAAACTAAAATTAAAGTTAGTGATTTAAAGAGTTCAAATATAACAGATGTTACTATAAATGATGCAGGATCTTCGTATAAAGTTGGAGATAAACTTAATTTTAATGATTCGACTGTAAATGCAGTAGTTAAAGAAGTTTCGGGTAAAGAAATAGTATCGGTTGCAACCACAAATACAGTAATTGAAAATATAGAATTTTCAGTTTTGGATGGTGTGGTTACTGGTGTTGCAACAATTCCACATAATCTAATTAGTAATGATATTGTTGAAATTACTGGTATATCATCTACAGCATACAAAAATATTGAAGGATTTAGAGTTATTGGATTATCCACTGTAACAGTTTCAACAGCATCTACAATTCTGAATTCAAACACTACAGGAATTACGACATTTATTTCTTTATCAGGATCAACTCTTGATAGGGTATTAAAAATAAATGATGTTATTCAAATTGAATCTGAACAATTAGTTGTTATAGATTATGATGATGTAAACAATAAACATCGAGTTATAAGAGCACATAATGGAACTACAGGTAGTGAACATGATGCTGGAGTGGTAGTAACTCGACTTGAAACAGAATTTACATTTCCAATTAAAGAAAAAGTAGAGAATAAAAATATAGAAATATCAAAAGTTAGATATTTTGAATCAGAAAAAGCAGTTGGTATTGGAAGTACTTATACTAATGTTGTTGTTGGAAGAGTTGGAACTAATCCAGGTATAGGGACAATTTTCAAATCAATCCCACCAAGAGCAATATATCTACCAAATCATCAATTTAAAACTGGTGATGAACTATCATTTGTAGCATTTGGTTCTACAATTTTTGCATCATCAAATGATTCGTTATCACCACAATTTGATTTGTCTACAATTGACAAATTCTACTGTGTTAAATTTAACAATGAATTTATTGGATTATCTACTCAAAAAACAAACTTTACTACAAACTACATTTACTATCAAAGAGTAGAGACGAGTGGTGGAGATAATAATAAACTTGAAACAATTAAAGAAAATATTTCAGGAAGTTTAACAAAAGTAAATGGATTAGTTACCGTTGCTGCAGCTACAACAATTGGACAACAACATGGTTTATCTCTTAATGAAGAGTTTAATCTTGACATAAAATCAAATAGGACACAAACTTTTGATTTAAGATACAATGAAAATTTAAGAAAGTTGGTTGTAAACCCAGTTTCTTTTGCATCTACTTCTGTTGGAATTGGAACCACCATATCTACAATCACTTTACATGATCATGATTTCTCAACTGGAGAACTCGTAGTATATAATTCTTCAACTCCTGCAACACCTCTAGTTAATGATGGTATTTACTATGTCATTAAGGATTCAAATAAGACTATTAGATTAGCAGAAAATGAATATGATTTATCAACTTTCCCCTACAATTATATTGCAATCGGATCTACTGGTGGTGGAAGTCATCAAATTTCAAGAATAAATCCAAAATTAGAATTTTATAGAGACAATAGAATAGAAATTTTAACATCAGACACAAGTTTAACAGATTATGATTTACAATTTTACACTGATTCTAGTTTTATTTCAAGATATGATACAGATTTAATCAGTAAATCTGGAACTAATGGAGATGGAGATTCTGAAACTAAAGTTGTAATTTCTGTTGGAAGTTCTTTAGCATCTAAGTTCTACTATAGATTAGAGGGTATAAACTCCAACTTTACTAAAACACTACCTTCGTCTGCGGATGATAGAGTTTTAAATCACTCAGAAATACAATTAGTAGATTCAAAATTTAACACTAGACATAGAGTAACTGGAATTGGTGAGACTACATTTAGATTTAATCCAATTGGAGTGGCAGAAACAACTTCTCTATCTACTACAGGAATTTCAAGTGCGTTCTATTTTACAAATTCCTCTGGTGAAGATGGTGGAATACATTCCATAAACATTTTAGGTAAAGGATTTGAGGCAACTAAACTACCTATATTAACTTCAATTGGAACAACATCTGGTATAAATGCTGTCCTCACAATAGAAACTGATGAAATAGGAACAGTCAGTGATACGCAATCAATAACACAAGGATTAGAGTTTCCCTCAGACCATACACTTAAACCAAAAGCAGACAGCAATACTATTTTAGAATTAAAAAATCCATTTACCTTAAAATCTATAGGTGTAACTACTGGAGGAAGAAATTATACTTCTCCACCATCAGTAATTGCAATAGGTAATGATAACATAGTTACTAGAGTCAGTTTAAACGGTACTTCCGTTAATAAAGTAGAAATATTAACTAATGATACTGGTTTATCAGAGGATCTTAGAATTATACCAACTGTAAACTCAAATGGAGTTCTTGTTACTAGGGCTGAAACTAATAATGAAATAGTTACATTATTTTTAAAAGCACCAATTACTGAAAGAGAGGTCAATGAAAGTGGATTTTTTGATAATGGGGGAACTTTTCCTTTCGCACCTGGTGATAAAATATTTGTAGAAAATATTAAAACTTTAGGTGATGGTGATGGATATAATTCTAGTGATTATAATTATCAATATTTCACAATACTACCTGAAGTAGGTGTTGGAATTAACACTGCTAATGGAGGAGAACTTATAAGATACTCTATTGCAGGATTAAGCACTAATGGAGGTACATACCAATCAGAAAATAATTTTGGTAGAGTTATAAAAGTTAGTGATTTAGCAGGATTTACTCCTACTTTTGAAAAAGTATCATTTTTTGAAAATGAAAATATTATAGTTCCATCATCCACAATTTCTGGTTTTGTTGCTAAAAATGGTTGGGATAGTGAATCTCAAACTTTAAAAATATTTGATATTCAAGGTAATTTTAAAAAAGATGATATTATAATTGGATCCGTTAGCAACAGTAAAGCAACTGTATCTAATATATTTGAATTTGATTTTGATTTAAATGTTGATAGTTCTGCAGAAAACATCAATGATTGGAAAACAGATACTGGAAAATTAAATTTAGATACTCAAAGAGTTCATGATAACGATTACTATCAAAGATTTTCATATGCAGTTAAAGGAACGACACCTTACGTAACATGGAAAGATTCTGTTGATAGTTTGGATCATGTAGCAGGATTTAAAAATTTCAGTAATTTAGAAATTGCATCTTCAGGTAAAATTGGTTTAACATCTGATTCTCAAGTTGATTTAGAAGTTGATATTGAACAAGAAGCATCAGTTCATGAAAAATTTTACTATGATACGGGTATAGAAGATACTGACGATCCAGCACTATCTAAGTTAATTAAATTTGATACTAAAACTATAACTGATTATAATGAATCAAGAACTAATAAAGTTTTATTAATTGATGATATAAGCACACAATTTACAGGAATAGTTACTTCTGTTGGTGGTGGAGTTATCGGAACAACTAGTTTTAATATATTCAGCTCTGGTGATTCTCTTTTACATAAAGAATTCAATCCATCTTCAGGAATTAACACATCAAATGGTCAAGTCACAATACCAAGACATGAGTTTAACACTGCAGAACATTTAAAATATGCACCAGGAGTAGGTCAAACTGCTATTGGTATTGAAAACACTACTGTACCAGGAGTGGGTGTTACAAATATATTACCATCTGATGTATATGCAATAAAAGTTACAAATGATGTGATTAAGGTAGCAGTTGCTGCAAGTTTTGCTACTGCTGGAACTGCAGTCACCTTCACAACTATAAGTGGAATTGGAACTAATCACACATTATCAGTTCCTGCAGATGACGCAACTATAAGATCAATAATCACTATCGATAATGTAATTCAAAGTCCAGTAGCTATTTCAACAGCAATTTCAGTAAATATGGTATCTGGTATTAGTATATCAACTGATCGTGCTTATTTAAATGATGTTTCTGACATACAAGGAAAATCTCTATTGAGAATATCAAATGAAATAGTTAAAGTAAATTTAGTTGGTGTTGGATCTGCAAGCGAATTGCAAATTGATAGGGGGCAAATGGGAACTGTCGCTGCAGCACATACTGCAGGAGCAAATGTAACAGTATTAAAAGGTGATTACAGAATTAATGAAGGAAGACTATATTTTACAGCAGCCCCATATGGTAGATCTGGATCTTTAGGTATTACAACTTCATCTCAGTTCTCAGGTAGATTATTCTACAGACTAAATTACCAACACAATAAAATTATAGATGATATCTCTGATAGATTTGATGGGGCAACAGATAAATTTGATTTAACTAGTAATAATGTAGAAGTAAGTGGTATTAATACAAGTTTTGGTGCTTTCCTTATTAACAACATTTTCCAAAGACCATTTTATGGATCACCTGGTAGTATTCTTGAGTCCGATTATCAAATAGTTGGAACAGGAAAAACAATTGACTTCACGGGAATAACTGCAAATAAAGATTTACCAAGAGGTGGTATTATCAATGAATTTGATGTCGGTATTGGTAGTGGTTATCAAATCCCAAGAAAAGCAATATTCAGTGCTGTTGTATCTGCTGCAGGAACAGTTCAATCAATTGGTATTGTTACTGGAGGTTCTGGTTATATAACTCCACCTCTAGTATCAATTGGATCTACAACAGGTTCTGGTGCTTCTGCAGTAGCAACTATTACTAATGGTTCTGTCAGTGCAGTCTCTGTAACTAATCCAGGTAGTGGTTATACGTCAACTGGTATATCAACAGGATTAAATTTTGCCACTGCATTACCACCTAGTCCATATAAAAACATACCATTAGTTGGTGGAAATGGAACAGGAGCATCTATGGATGTAGTTGTTGGAACAGGAGGTAGTGTTATATCGTTTGAAATTGCAAATCGTGGTCTAGGTTACGAAATTAATGATAGATTGGAAATAACAAGTCTACCTTTCCAAGTTGGTATAGGAACAACTAATTTTCATTTAATAGTTAAAAACAAATATCAAGATAAATTTGCTGGATGGGCTTTTGGTCAATTACTAGAGTTGGATGATTTTAGTGCACAATTTAATGGAGTTAGAAAATCATTCCTATTGACTCGTACAATTGGAACTAGAGATTACTATAGTGTGGTAGCACAAGAGGGATCGGGAATTGTTCTTGCAAATAACCTTTTAATTTTTATAAATGATGTTTTACAGAAACCAGATTTAGATTACAAATTCTCTGGTGGAACTAGAATTATATTCACAGAAGCACCAAAAAGTGGCAGTAAATTTAAATTATATCTTTATACTGGTTCTACTGATGACTTTACTGAGGTTGACGTTGATGAAACCGTAAAACCAGGTGACGAATTAAGATTACAATTGGGATATAATAGTGCAACAAGTCAAACAGTATCTGCACAAGAAAATAGAATAATATATGATTTGATATCATCTGATACTGTAGAGACGCAAACTTATTCTGGAGTTGGGATTGTAACTAATTCATTTGATGTTTCTAGACCAATAATGTGGAGAAAACAAACAAGGGATTTAATAATTGATGGAGCACCTATTTCAAAAGAAAGAAATTACCTAGAACCAAAAATAGAACCAACATCTGGAATAATAAAATCTATAACTCCAAGCGACACTAAAATTTACATTAAGGATTCTTATTTATTTGATAAAGTAGACAATTTACCTCAAACCGAAAATAAAATACGTATTGTTGGTTTAGGAACAACAGCAGTTGTTGAAACAATTGAAGGAGTCACTTATAACGGTGATTATGGAATCGTAGTTGGTGTTGGTACAAGTGCTACTGGTATAAACACAACGACTCCTGCATTGTATTTTGATCTTAGACTTAACAGAGATATATACAATACAGGAGATCCTGCCATTACAAATCCAGGAATTGGTACTGGAGATTACTTTGTTATTAAAAATACTGTGATAGGTAATGGAATTACAGGAATAAAAACATCTTCCTCTGGCCCAGAGACTGTATCAGTTGGTACTTCATTCTTAGATAATGTTTACTATGCTGCTAATATTGTTTCAGTTGGAGCAACTACTGTCAGAGTATTTGCAAATGTCAACTCTATTTCTGGGATAAATACATCATCTTTGTCTAATATGTTTAAAGTGGGTGATTATAGTTGGGGTTCAATAGAATGCTCTAGAACTTCGAGTGCAAAATCATTTACTTTCCACAATCAAAATGGATTAACTGGTATTGAAACCTCAGCCCAAGTGATGAGAGTATCGCCAGTGTTAATTAAATATTAACAAAGGGTATAAATAATCAAAAAACATAGCGTCAATGCCAGCAATAATCACTGATCAATATCGTATATTAAATGCCGAAACTTTTATAGACAGTTTTGTGGGTATTGGTACGACTGGAAATAATAATTACTATACTTTCTTGGGTCATCCAGATCCAACAAATGATAGTGATTTTAGTAAACAAATCGGATATGGAGTAACAACTTGGAGAAGTGACGTACCAGATCCCGTAGATTCATTTAAGGAAGAGAATTTATATCATGATACAATGTTATTCTTAAAGAAAATAACTCCAAATGATGTAAGAAGAATAGTTCCAAGAATTGATTGGGAAACAGGAACTTCATATGACATGTATAGAAATAATTATAATAAGGATAATAAAACTCCCATTACTGAAGAAACATCGTTATACGCTGGAAGTTATTACGTAGTAAATAGTGAATTTAAAGTATATTTGTGTATCAATAATGGCACAGATCAAGATAACCAAAGTGGTAGAAAATCAGAATTTGAACCCAATTTTATAGATACAATTCCACAACCTGCAGGAGATGATGGTTATCTATGGAAATATCTTTTTACCATATCCCCATCAGATATTGTAAAATTTGTAACTCCAACTTACATTCCTCTTCCAGTAAAATGGGGAGATACTACTACTGAAGATATAAAAAACGCTGCTGTTGATGGTAAAATTGAAACTGTTTTGCTTAAATCCACTGGTTCAGGTTATTCATCTAAACCAATTGGCGGTGCATCAGGAACTGACGTTGCTAAATTTTCAATAAATGTTCCAATAATTGGTGATGGTGAGGGAGGACTCGTTGAAATTTCGGTTGATGGAGGAGTAATTACCTCAATGCAAATCGCAAACGGAGGTACTGGTTACACCTATGGATTAATTAGATTTGAAGAGGGAGTTACGGATTCTATCACTGGATTGGAAGTTACTGCTGGAAGTGGAGCTACTTTTGAAGTTGTTATACCTCCAAAGGGTGGTCATGGAGCAGATATTTATCGTGAACTAGGTGGATTTAGAGTAATGGTTCATTCTAGATTTGATAATAATGTAAATGATGTTCCAGATTATATCATCAACAATGATTTTTCTCGTGTAGGTATAATAAAAAATCCAGTACAATTTGGTGGAACTGACCTTCTAAATAGTACGACTGCAACAAATCTTAGTGCGTTAAAGTTAAAACCTGCAGATAGTTCTGGAATTAGCACTTCCAGTGTAGATTATGTGAAGAACTCCAAAATTACACAAACAATTTCAACTGTGGGAGTGGGAAGTACAGCAGCTGCTCTTGTAGCTTCTTGGGATCGAGATACTGGAATTTTAAAATATTATCAACCAGTTACCATTTCTAGTAGGTCTGAATATTCTTATAAAAAACTCGATTTTGTTGGATTAAACACTGCAATTACTGGTGGAGTTGGAGGTAATTTAGTAGTTGATGTTGGATTTGGAGCAACAACTCCTCGAAGTTCAATCACACTCAGTGATAAAAATATTGATTTAGGTCAATCCTTTGTTAAAGGAAAGGCAAACCCAGATGTTAAAAAATACTCTGGTGATATCATATACATTGATAATCGAGCACCAATCACAAGATCAACTTCCCAAAAAGAAGAAGTAAAAATCGTAATAGAGTTCTAAACAGATGTCGCAAAATACTAATTTAAACGTCTCACCATACTTTGATGATTTTAATGAGAATAGAAACTATAACAAAGTTCTATTCAAACCTGGTTTTCCAGTTCAAGCTAGAGAACTAACAACATTACAATCAATTCTTCAAAATCAAATTGAGAGATTTGGTCAACACTTCTTTAAAGAAGGGTCAATGGTAATTCCTGGTGGAACTTCTTATGATTCTGAGTATTTTGCAGTAAGAATTGATCCCAATTTTCTAAGTATTCCAGTTAACACATACACAAAATTTTTAGCAGATAATAAAATAAAAATACAAGGTGAAACAACAGGAGTTGAAGCAACAGTAATTAATAGACTGACTGCTGCAGAATCAGTAGATGGATTTGATACATTATATTTAAAATATACAAAATCTGGAACAGATGGTACAACTAGAGTATTTCAAGATGGTGAAAATTTAATAACTCTTTCGAATATCAGTTATTTAAATACAAACATAGCAGCAAATAGTCAATTTGCAAGATGTATAGTTGATGATGCAACTAAAGTAGGATCAGCATTTTCAGTTAGTGATGGTGTATATTTTATTCATGGTTATTTTGTAAAAGTAAATTCATCTACAGTTATTTTAGATCAATATTCAAACACTCCAAGTTATAGAGTTGGATTTTTACTAAAAGAACAGTTCCTAAGTGCATCAACTACAAACTCTGATTTATATGATAATGCGAGAGGTTTTGCTAATGAATCAGCACCTGGTGCAGATAGACTTAAAATAACAACAACTTTACATCGAAAAGCATTAGATGATAAAAATGACGGTGATTTTACAGAATTATTAAGAGTTGAAAACGGTATTATAAAAAATATAGTATCTAAAACAGAATATAATATTTTTGCAGATGAATTAGCAAGAAGAACTTATGATGAGTCTGGAGACTATTACGTTAAACCGTTTTCAATAGATGTAAGAGAGTCATTAAATGATAGAATTGGTAACAGAGGAATATATCTTGACACTCAACAAACACAAAATGGAAATACACCTGCAGAAGACATATTAAGTCTACAATTATCTTCAGGAAAGGCATATGTTAGAGGTTATGAAGTTGATAAAATATCTTCTTCATCCATTGATGTTTTAAAACCAAGAACAACAAAATTAGTTGATAATCAAAGCGTTCCAATTCGAATTGGAAATTCAGTGGAAATCACAAATGTTTTTGGAACACCTGAAATTGGATTTTCAGATACTCTAAGATTATTAAACAGAAGACTAGATAGCACTAATTCAATATCTGGATATAATTCTACAGTAATTGGTAAGATGAGGGCATTTGATTTTACTCAAAAGAGTGTCATAGGTGCTACATCAACAGTTTATGATTTAAAATTTTATGATCTTCAACTTTATAGTGTGCTTACAGTTGCAACACAGATTACTGTTACTGCTGGATCTCATATAGAAGGAAAATATAGTGGTTCTTCAGGATTTGCAGTATATGCAGGTTCAGGCAATCCAACTTCAATTACTATTACTGATGTAACTGGACAATTCCAAATTAATGAACCAATAATGGTTAATGGAATAGATGTTGGAACTTCCATAACTTCAGTGGTTGACAATAGTTTTGAAGATATTAAGGCAATTCACAGTTCAGGTGGTGTCATCAATGGAGATCCTGTTGGAACTGGAGCAACTACTTTTACTGCAAATACAGTTTTAAATCGTGAAAAACTAGTATTTAAAACTGGTGCAGAATTTCAAATAAGCACTGTTCCTAATTCTGGAGTTGGGGATGTTAGAGGCCCATCAGTTGTTGATTTTAGAACAATAGTTAAACCTGGAGACATAATCAGTTATGGTGGACTGTTTACGTCAAATGTTCCAAATTTTAATGAAGTAACTGGAATAGGTGCTGGTGGAACTAACTTTACAGTTTCAGGAATTGCAACTGTTTCTGGAGTAAATGACGGTGGTATTACACCAGGTTCACCAACTGATCTTGTTATTCGTATTCCAAGTCTTAATGAATCTGATGATGCTGGTTTTAGAGTTAAATTAGCAGACCAGTACGTCTCTTCGATGAATATCTTAGATAGTTCTTATATTGCAAGAAAATTAATTAAAAAAACTTGGAATAGTTCTTCTATGACCTTCAGTATTAGTGATTTAAGTGGAGATACTTCAAATTTATTTTTTGAACCATTTTCTTCATCAAATTACACTTTAACACTTAATGGAGTTGTTGAAGATCTTGGTTCTTCTGGTAAGGTAGTTGTAAGTGCAAATCTTAAAACAGTCACTATTTCAAGTTTATCTGGTTCACCCACTGGTCAAGCAGTTCTCACTGCTGCAGTAAGAAGAAGTTCAATTGTATCGAAAGAAAAATCACTTGTTAGGTGTAATAGTTTAGTTGTAGATAAATCAGAATTAGCTGGATCTGGTATTGGAACAACATCGCTAAATGATGGTTTAATTGCTGGTAATTATCCATATGGAACAAGAGTTCAAGATAGGGAAATATCATTGAACGTTCCAGAAGTAACTCGTGTTCTAGCAATATTTGAATCAAACGAACCATCTTCAAATCCTCCAACTCTTCCTGCTATAACAGTAACAAATCAAACAGAAACATTTACTGGAAATGTTCTTGTTGGAGAGCAATTTATCGGTGGACTATCAGGTGCAGTTGCTCGTGTAGTGACTGTAGGAGCGACTCAGTTGTCTTTTGTTTATGAAAACGAAAATAGATTCGAAATTGGAGAAAACATCTCTCTGAAGACCTCTGGTATATTTGCTACAATATCTGCAATAGTATTTGGTGATCGTAATATTATTAAAAACTTTACTTTAGATAATGGACAAAGACTTGAATTTGCTGATTTCTCAAGAATTGTTAGAAAATCTGGTATTGAAAAACCTACTGGAAAATTAAGAATAATCTTTGATAAACTTCTAAATGATGAGGCATCAGGAAATGTAGAAACAGTTAACAGTTATAATACTCTTGATTATTCAAAAGATGTGCCATTTGTTTTTGATTCTTTTGCTTCTGACTACATTGATTTTAGACCTAGAGTAGCACCTTACACAGCAAGTAGTAATTCTCCATTCTCATTTGTATCTAGAGATTTTAGTGGTACAACTTCAGAGTCGGTAGTTTCAGGTAAAAGTATGGTTGTCGATTACTCATATTACATGGGTAGAGTTGATAGATTGTATTTGAGTAAAAGTGGAGTTTTTAGTACAAAAGAGGGAAAACCATCAAGATTACCAAAAGCACCGTTACCAAACGAAGATGCTTTTCAAGTCGCAACAATAAAATATCCACCTTACGTTCGTAATGGATCGGAAGTTTCAGTAAAAAGAGTTCCACATAAAAGATTTACCATGAGAGATATTGGTAGTCTTGAAAGTAGAATTAAAAATTTAGAAAATTATACCACCTTATCATTATTAGAAACTGATACCAAAAACTTATCAATTAAAGATCCAAGTACTGGTTTAGATAAATTTAAGTCTGGTTTTTATGTAGATAATTTTAGAAATCATAACACTCATAATTTATCTGGAGAATCAAATTTTGATATTGATATAGAAAATAGTGAATTAAGACCAAAATCTACAGAAAGAAATGTAGGATTAGTATTTGAAACAAAAAGCACAACTTCAAGTCCAAGTACAGCAGATTACAAATTTGTTAGTGATTTTTCTGATTCAAATATTACTAGAGGTGGTGCAGCTTTAACTTTAAACTACACTGAAGAGATATTCATAGATCAACCAAATGCAACTCGAACTGAAAATTTAAATCCATTTTTAGTTGATGTATTTGTTGGAACAATTGATTTAGTTCCATCTTCTGACTTTTGGATTGAAGAGATTCCTTTAACTCCTCAAAATATTGAAATTGATAATGCTTTTGATGCAATATCACAAATGTTAGGAGTAGAAGATCGTGAAAATGGTGGAATGGCATCTAGTTTCTGGAATTCACATGAACAAACTTGGAATGGAAGAGATAGTGCTACATTAGTTGATGAAGATATTATTGATAGGGATGTTATTAGAACAGATGTTGACGTTCAAAGACGAGGAAGAATAGAAACAACTACAACAACCAGGGATATTCGAAATACCATTAGACAAACATTTGAAGAAAGTGGAATAGAAAGGCAATTTGGTCTTGAATTGAGTGCAGAGGAACAAGTAGTTGATTTAGGAACTAAAGTTGTTGGCATGGATGTTCTTTATAATGTTAGATCAAGAAATATTGAAGTTACTGCAAAGAGGGTAAAACCAAATACAAGATACTTTGTATTCATGGAAAATACTGATTTAACTCAGTTTGCGATTCCTAAGTATCTTCCAATTGAAATGAATGAAGGGTCTTTTGCAGTTGGTGAAGAAGTTGAAAGTATAAATTCCGAAACTGATGGTACTCCTAGCATTAAATTTAGAGTTGCATCTCCAAACCATAAAGATGGTGAATTTAATAACCCAACAGAAACTATTACTACTTATCCTCCAAATACTTCTGTTCCTACAGTATACTCAAGTACAAGTACAATATTAAATATTGATACTGCTGATTTAGCTTTAGAAAACAATATCGATCATATTGGTTGGGTGAAGAGGGGCACAATTCTTGCTACTGCTGCAGGAGCACAGGCAACTGTTGGTGACTTAGCATTGGTTAGTGACGATAAGGGTGATTTAATATTTTCATTACATATTCCAGATCCAAAGATCAGTGGTAATCCACTTTTCACTACTGGTAGTAATACGATTAGAATAACAACAAGTTCTGTCAACGCATCTATATTAGATCCTGGTTCTAGTTCTGCAGAGGCTGAATACTTGGCAAGCGGATATCAGACAAGCACTCAAGAACAAACACTTAATATCAAAACACCAAAAGTTGAAAGGGTTCAAACTGGAACAAGAGATATAACTAGAACATTTAACAGAGAGAGAACCGAAGTTGTTCAAGATGTTGATGTTAGAATTAGACGACTTGGTGGTGGTGGTGGCGATCCTCTAGCACAATCATTCTTTGTAGACGCAGACGTTTATCCAAATGGCACCTTTATTACTAGTGGAGAATTATTCTTCAAAACTAAAGATGAAGAACTTCCAGTAACCATTCAAATAAGGACTATGAGAGATGGAGCACCAACTAAAACAGTTGTTCCATTTGGTGAAACTAAGATAAAGGCAGAAGACGTACTATTATCAGATGATGGTAGTGTTGCAACTCCATTTACTTTCAAATCACCAGTTTATTTACAAGCTGGATACGAATATGCGATGGTATTATTGTCAACTAAAACACTTGGATACTTGACATTTATTAATCGAATGGGTGAAACTGATTTAATTACTCAAGGATTGAATAGTTCTCAACCAACTCTAGGTTCACTATTTAAATCACAAAATAATAGAACTTGGACACCAAGTCAATACGAAGATCTTAAGTTTAAACTTAATAAAGCAAAGTTTGTTGTAAATACTCCATCAAGTGTTTTACTTTTCAATAGTGAATTGCCTCTTGGTAAAATACTAAAACAAAATCCCGTTACTGCATATTCTAAGAGATCAAAGGTTGCAATAGCATCAACTGTTACAACATTTACTGCAGGAGATGAGGTTACACAATCAGGTAATACTGGTAGAATATTTGCAAGTGGCGGTAAAGTTTCAAGTGGTAATAGTAAGTTAACTATTGTATCTACTAGTGGAAGTGGATTAAAACAAGGACAGTACAATGGAATCGGATTTACAGCATTGACTGGATTTGGAGATGGATTAACTGCAAATGTGTCTGTTAGTGCGAGTGGAGTCATAACTGGTGCAGGAGTAACAATCGCAGCTCAGGGATCTGGATATGCAGTGGGTGATTTATTACTTATGAATCCTCTTGGCACATCTGGAGGATCTGGTGTCAGAGTTGTTGTTGCAAATACAACTGAAACTAATTTACTAGTTGTAGATAATATTAAGGATAAACTTGTTTCTACTGCTGCTTTAAGTCATATTAAAAAATCAAATGGTGTTACAACTACAATTCCTATATCAGATATCACTAGTGTAAACGATGATCCAATTAGAGATGGTTACACACTTAAATTTGATCATAAAAATCATGGTATGCATTCTGGTACAAACAAGGTTAAAGTGGTTAACTTCCACCCAGATACTTTACCAACAACACTAAGTAACGACATAACTAACGAAAGTAGCAGTATTTCATTAACAAGTGGAACTAATTTTGTTAACTTTGAAGGAACTCCAGTCAGTGGTTCTATTGGATCTGGTCATACTGGATATTTACTTATTGATAAGGAAATTATTTCTTATAATACAATATCTGGAAACGAAATTAGTGATTTTGTAAGAGGAATTGATCAAAGTTTGAAATCAAACCATGCAGCAAATACTCCAGTATACAGATATGAATTTAATGGTGTGTCACTAAGAAAAATCAATAAAGATAATCAGGATATTGATCCTAGAGAAAAAACATTTGATAGTTACTATCTTAAAGTTGCTGATGATAGTAAAGCATTTAATGTAACTAGAACTGGTGGTGGTGATCATGTAATGGTATCTCAAAATATTCCATTTGAAGCAATTTCACCACAAATAACATCAATAACACCCACAGGAACAAACATAACTTCTAGAGTTAAAACAACAGGTGGAACAAGTCTAAGTGGTTCAGAGGCATCATTTACAGATAAAGGTTATCAAAATGTTGCTCTTAACAAATTGAATTATTTTGATGATCCAAGAATAATTGCATCACAAGAGAATGAATATCATTTATTATCAAATCAAAAATCATTTGCTTTAGAGTTAACACTTACAACTGATAATGAAGATGTATCACCTGTAATTGATTTAGAAACTGCGAATGTTATTGCAATAAGCAATCTTGTTGACGATAAAGTTACTGATTTTGAAACTGCTAGTGGGCCAAAAATTCCTGGTTCTGATCCAAATACCGCAATTTATGAAACAAAATTAATTAACTTAGAATTTGTTTCTAACTCTTTATTTGTTCAATTTGATGGTCACAGAGAAGCAGAGGCAGATATTAGAGTGTTCTATAAGTTAGTTAGAGGTGATGGTAACGACGATTATGCAACTTATATACCATTTAATAGTAATGGATCACCAGATAAAGAAGTAAAATCAAACGCATCAAGAAATGCGTTTAGTGAATATAAGTATACTGCTGAAAATACTCCACAGTTTACTGGATTTATGATTAAGGTTGTTATGACATCAACTAATCAGGCAAAACCACCTAGAATTAAAAACTTTAGGTCGATTGCACTTAGATCATTTGATATTGTATAATGGAAAAATACTTAAAAGTTGAATCTGATACCTCTTTAGTCAGAGATATGGACTCAAATGCAATTGTTAGTAAAAACAAAACCGAATTTGATAAGTTTTTAAAACTTTCTCGTAAAAAATACGAAGAAAAAAGAAAATTTGATCAAATGCGTGGTGATTTGGATTCTTTAAAACAAGATATGGATGAGATTAAAACTCTTCTTAAAAATATTATGAATAAATGATTTATAAATATTCCAAGATAGATTCTAATTAGTTAAATAATGGCAGCATATATTAGTAACATAGTAATTGATGCTGGTGCTGACTTTGACCAAATTTTTAATTTGGAAAATGTAGCGAACGCACCCTTAGACTTGACTGGTTACACTGCTACCTCAAAGTTGAAAAAGCATCCTGCTTCATTAAATAATACAGCAACTTTTGTTGTTTCTTTTCCCAATCGCACTCAAGGGCAAATAAAGATATCTTTAGGATCTACATTGACATCTGCAATAAAGGCAGGTCGATATAGTTATGATATTTTATTAAATGATGGTTCACTTAAAACAAGAATTGTCAGTGGGAGTGCAATAGTCACAGCTGGAGTTACCACAGGTTAAACAATATGGCTGACATACAAGTTAGAGTCGGATCAAGAAATGCTACAAAAGTTGTATCTGCAATCGCAGGTAGTGGAGGAACTTTGGGTGGATTATCAGATGTGGATATATCTAATCTAGCGAACGGATCAGTTTTAGTGTACAACGCATCAACTAATAAATTTGAAACAACTTTAGAATTAACGCCAGGAGCAACACAAAATTTAAACATTAATGGGGGAAGTTTTTAAATGGCCAGTATAATACGAGTAAAAAGATCGACTGGTAGTGCTGCTCCGTCAACCATAAATTTTGGAGAACTTGCAGTTACGATTGCAAATGGTACACAAGGAAATAAAGGTGGAAGACTGTTTGTTGGAGATAATACAAATCCAGATCCAGATCCGATAGTTATAGGTGGTGTATATTATACAGACATGATGCAAAATACACCAGGTACAGTTGCTGGTGGTGCAAATGCTAATAATACGACATTATCAAATGGATTCATACCAATACTTGAAAGAGAAAATTCAGGGCATCCAGGTGGAAGTGCTTCAGGTTTTGGAGAAGTTAGTGGTTCTGTGGCAAATATGCCAAGAGTCAATCAATGGAACGTAGATAATTTAACTTTTGATGGAAATACAATATCATCTAACAATGTTGATGGCGACATTCGTTTTGTAACTAATGGTGCAGGTCAAGTAATTATTAATGATGATACTAAATTAACATTTGGTGCAAGTGAAGATTTAAGTATTGAATATGATGAAGACGGAACAGATAAAATTCAAGTAACCAAAGGGCCCTCATGTAAAGGTATTGTTTTCAATGGAGTTCCTGTTGAAATAGTCAATCCTGGTGCTAGTGATGGATTAGTTATTGATAACATTGGTATTTCATCTAATGTTATTAGTAGTAGATCTGGTGGTGGAAATACACTATTCATTGACCCATATCCAGATGGTTTAGATAGTGATGGAATGGTGATAATCAAAGGTAGTTTGCAAGTTGATGGAACTACAACCACTGTTAACTCTACAAATACATCATTAAATGATCCAATAATGAACATTGGTGATGTAACAAGTAAAAGAACTGTTTTAGCAACAGTTGGATCTGGAACATCAGCAATCACTCTTGATTCTATTGTGGGTATTAATACTGGTGATACTATATCTGGAAGTGGACTTCCAGGTGCTGGTACAACCACAATTGCATATTATGGAACTGTGGCAGGAGTTTCAACTGTTTACATTACAGGACAAACAACTGCAGGTATATCAACAACAACACAATTAACAGTTACTCACGGATTTGATACAAATACTGATCGTGGTATTTCTTTCAACTATAATACTGGAAGTGGAGTAGCAAATAACAAAACTGGATTCTTTGGTTATAATGATAGTACAGGTGAAGCAAGTAATGCACCTGCAAGATCATTTACATATATTCCTGATGCAACTGTTACTGGTAACGTTTTAGGTGGAACAAAAGGTTTCCTAGATATAAAAGGAATATATTTCCAAAATGGAGACTATTCAACAGCTGGTAACGGAATAATCTATTTCGATACTACTGGTAAAATGGTTGGTGCTGCTGGCACAACTGCTGGTATAACTACTTCAAACTTTGTATTAACAACGGATGCTAGTGGCATACCGAAATGGACAACAACAATTGATGGAGGTCAATTCTGATACTATGAACAGTGAAGTTGATGTGAATATTTTGATTAATCATTACCATAAGAAATTATCAACATTAGTTAATCAAAATATATTATTAGAAGCAAAAATTGAATCTATAACAAAAGACTACATGGATTTACAGAAACAAGTGCTTCAATTGGAAGAAGATAAGAAAAAGGAGAAAAAATGAGTAAACCAGCCAGTAGACAAGGATTAATTGATTACTGCCTAAGAAGATTAGGTTATCCTGTGCTGGAAGTTAATGTAGATGATGACCAAATTGATGATCTCATTGATGATGCGATTCAATATTTTCAAGATCGTCATTTTGACGGTGTTGAGAGAATGTTGTTGAAACATAAAATAACAAAAGAGGAAAGAGAAACATTAAGAACTGGTATAACTACAACTACAGCAAGTTCTACAGTTGGTATAACTACAACTACATTTGAGGAAGCACAAAACTTTTTACAGTTACCTGATCATGTATTAGGTGTAGAGAAAGTCTATAAGATGGATAATAGCACTATATCAAGTGGTTTATTTAATATTAAATATCAGATATTCTTAAATGATCTCTATTATTATGGTGCACTGGATTTATTAAACTACACGATGACTAAGACTTATTTGGAAGATTTAAGTCGTATCATCACTCCAGATACACAGATAAGATTTAACAAAAAACAAGGAAGACTATATTTGGATGTGGATTTTGAAGCAATGTCTGATGATACATTCATATTAATTGATGGTTATCGTTTATTAAATCCTGACGACGTAACTAAAATTTATAACGATTTTTGGTTAAAGAAATATGCAACATCATTAATCAAAAAACAATGGGGAATGAACTTAATTAAATTCCAAGGTGTAATGTTACCTGGTGGAGTTCAGTTGAATGGAAGGCAAATATATGAAGATGCAATTAGAGAACTTGAAGAAATAGAAAATACACTTAAGACAGAATACGAATTACCTCCTCTAGATTTGATAGGATAATGTCATGCCTCTTTCACCGTATTTCCTTCAAGGATCGACAAATGAACAGAGATTAGTTCAAGATCTTATAAATGAACAATTAAGAATATATGGACAAGATATAGTTTATCTTCCTCGTAAAATTATAAACAAAAAAACAATTATGAAAGAGGTTGTTGCCTCTACTTTTGATGATGCTTATCGTATGGAAGCATATCTTTTAAATTATCAGGGATTTGAAGGTAATGGAGATATTTTGCAGAAATTTGGAGTTCAAACTACAGACGCTGTAACATTTGTAGTTTCAAAGGAGAGATACGAAGATTTTATTGGCCCATTTTTAAATTCTGATAGTCAAGTAGAATTAGCAACAAGACCTGAAGAAGGTGATTTAATTTATTTTCCTCTTGATAATACAATGTTTGAAATCAAATATGTGGAAGGTAAGAAACCATTTTATCAATTGAATAATCTTTATGTTTATACTTTAAGTTGTGAAGTGATGGATTATGCTCTTGATGAACAGATTGATACTGGACTTGAAGAAGTAGATAAGGCAGCAGTTGAGTTTGGATATACTACGAGACTTACAATGGTAAGTGCTGGTGCCTCCACTGCAGAAGCAACAGTTACTTTATCTAAAAATGCAGGAAATATTAATGTCGGTAAAGCAGTTACTAAGATTGATTTAATAAATGATGGAACAGGATACACACTTCCACCATTGATTGGAATTACGAGTGCTCCAAGTCAAGGATTCAATGCAACTGCTGTTGCAATTATGACAAGTAGAAGTGGTCAAACTGGGCAATCAATAGACCGTATTGAAATAACAAATCCTGGTTTTGGTTATACAGTTACACCAACAGTCACAATTAGAAGTCAAAATGCTTTTGGAAATGGTGGTATTGCAACAGCAATTATTGCCGAAGGAACAATAGCAATACCAACTATTATCAATCAAGGTGCAAGTTATGCAAATATTCCAACTGTCTCTATCAATGCTGTTGGTTTAGATACAAATATTGGAATTGGATCTACAGCTAAGGCAATAGCAATAATTAACACTAACAATGAACTTGCTTCAATTAGATATTCTTTTGCAGGTGTTGGATATACAGCAACCCCAACAATAACAATCGAACCTCCAGATCAAGTAGGTTTATCTACAGGAGATTATCTGTTTAAAGAAATGGTTAAAGGTGTTTCAACTGGATCAACTGCATTTGTTGCTGATTGGGATAGAGATGCCAGAATACTTAAAGTTACTAATGTTTCTGGAAGTGGATTTGCAGAGGGAGAAAGAGTTGTTGGTATTGGAACGAGTCTGTTGGGATCTAATTCTCAGTATATTGTTAAGTCAGTATCTGATCAAGATGAATATGATACATACAATGAAAATATACTCGTTGAGTCCGAAGCAGACTCAATTATTGACTTTACTGAAGACAATCCGTTCGGTGATTTCTAAATAGTTTGGATAAGTCCTGTTTAAGATATGTTAGGAACCTATTATTACCATGAAATAATCAGAAGGACTATTATATCCTTTGGTACTCTTTTCAATACAATTGATATAAAACATCAAACTGCTGCAGGTGCAGCATTTTCAACTGTGAGAGTTCCGATTGCATACGGCCCTACAGAAAAGTTTTTAGCAAGATTAGAGCAAAAACCAGATTTAAGAAAGAGAGTTGCAATAACTTTACCTCGTTTAGCATTTGAGATGGATGGTATATCTTATGATCCTGCAAGAAAAGTTTCAACTATGCAAACTTTTAAGGCATTTACAAAAGATGGATCAAAGAGTGCAAGGAAAGTTTTTATGCCAGTTCCATATAATTTAAGTTTTAAGTTATATGCAATGACTCAATACAATGAAGATTCTCTTCAAATTATAGAACAGATATTACCATTCTTTCAACCATCATTTAATCTAAACGTAGATTTAGTAAAATCAATAGGTGAGAAAAGAGATATACCAATGGTATTAGATAGTGTTACATTTGATGATAATTACGATAGTGGTATGGATGAAAAAAGAGTTATAATTCACACTTTATCATTTACTGCAAAAACTTACTTATTTGGCCCAGTATCAGACTCTGGTACAGGTCTTATTAAGAAAGTTCAAGTTGATTACAATACAAGCACTAACACTCGAAGTGCAACAAGAGTCAAGAGATATGTTGCTGAACCAAGAGCACTCAAAGATTATAACGATGATGGTGTTACAAGACTTGCAGAAGATATTACAAAAACTCAGATTAAATTCTTAGTTCAAGATACGTCAAGTTTAGTTGTAGAATCTTATATTGAAATTGGTAGTGAACTAATGTTTATTAAAAAAATTGAGGATAATCACATCACTGTTAGGCGTGGTGAAGATGGAACAACTATAGATACTCATATAAACGGTGATGTAATTGATGCTGTAAATGCTCAAGATGATGCTTTAGTTGAACTTGGTGATGACTTTGGATTTAGTGAGCAACGTTTTGAATTACCAGATTACAGAACTTATAGTCCTACAAAAGGAGTAGACGTATGAGTAAGTTTGATGAAATAGATGAATTTTTGGATGTTGAACCTGTTGATACATCCAAAGAAAATAAAATTGAAAAAATAGAAAAAAAGGAAGATTCTACTCTTGATTATGAATATTCAAGAGGTAATTTATATTCTTTAATTGAAAAGGGGCAAGAAGCACTCAACGGTATTCTTGAAGTAGCACAGGGAAGTGACCATCCTAGAGCGTATGAAGTTGCAGGACAACTAATTAAGAGTGTTGGTGATACAACTGATAAGTTAATCGACCTTCAATCTAAAATGAAAGAATTAAATAAAGAAGAAAAAGATTCACCGAAGACAGTTAATAACGCATTATTTGTTGGATCAACCTCTGAACTTTCAAAGTTATTAAAAAACGGAGTTCTAAATAATAAGGTGGAAAAGGAAGAAGAATGAAGTCATTTTCAGATTTTAGGAAAAGCATAGCGTCAGTTGGTAAGAAGAAAGAGGAAAGAAAACCTCAGAAAGCAATGGATGCTGGTGCGAGAGGAAGACGTATGTTGCAGAGAAGAGAGTATGCTGCAAAAGTATCTGCATTTATTCCTGATGAATTAAAAGATCATTATGAGATTGATGAGAGTAGTTTAACTAGATTGAAGAGTAAGTCAGATAAGGGTGGTATGGCCGTTCTTTCTGGAAGTCGTGCTGATAAATCTGCAAAAGAAAATCGTGCAAGAGCAAAACAATTAGATAAAGATATTCGTGGTAAGGGTTTACCAGGTGCAACTAAAGTGACTGGTAGATATGATGAAAAAGATAAGAAAACTGGTGAGGTTACTAAAGTTAAGGAAAGAAGTCACGTTGTAACTTCTGGTAAGATGGGAAAAAGAAAATTTAAGAAAGCAGTCAAAGCACTTGGTAAAAAATATGACCAAGATGCAGTCATCACACAAACAAAAGGTGGTGGAGGTGCCACACTTAAAAGAACTCGTAAAGGTGCACTACCAAAAAGAAATATACCAATCGGAAAAATGAGACCAGGCAGAACTGGTGAAATGGACACTCGCATCAAGGGTAAGACATTTACTTATGAATCATACCTTCGCATTCAAGAAAGAGGTAAAACTTATAGTATAGTAATTAGTTGGAGAGGTAAATTAATAAATTCTCAAATGTTCTTTCCATCATTTAAGAGACCAACCAAAGCAGAAATAACAGCAGAAGTGCAAAAAGTATATCCAACTGCAATCGTAATGTACTTTAGTCCGTCAACCGTAGATCCATCAAAACCGATGTTATTTGCTGGCGAAGAAACTTAGATTATTATGAGTGAAATTTATCTTGGTAATCCTAATCTAAAAAAAGCAAATACACCAATTCAATTTTCTGCAAAGCAAATTGAAGAGTTTTTAAAGTGCAAAAATGATCCTGTGTATTTTGCACAGAAATATGTAAAGATTGTTTCTCTTGATGAAGGTCTTGTACCATTCAAACCATACAAGTTTCAAGAAAAATTAATAAAAAGATTTCATAAGAATCGTTTTAATATCTGTAAGATGCCTCGTCAGACTGGTAAGTCAACGACTGTGGTGTCTTATTTACTTCATTATGCTGTTTTTAATGATAGTGTAAATATTGGTATACTAGCAAACAAAGCTGCAACTGCAAGAGAACTGTTAGGAAGACTGCAGACTGCATATGAAAATCTTCCAAAGTGGATGCAACAGGGTGTGTTGGTATGGAACCGTGGATCACTGGAGTTAGAAAATGGATCGAAAATACTGGCAGCATCTACCTCTGCATCTGCAGTTAGA